GATGTCGACGTTGCAGTACTTTTGCCCGGCGTGGGAGAATCGGGGCTTAAATCAAAGCTCCCGAAGTCCATTGACAGCACGGAGTTTTTAGGTTTTGGTTTGGAGTTTTTAATTTGATTTTTGGTTTCTTCTGTGCAATAAGTGTCAAAGACTTCTTTGTTGATTTTTTTGAGTCTCTTCCAAGCGGCTAGATCTTTATCTTCTGCAGCTAGCGTGATGGCCGGCTGAAGGGACTCGGTGTCTTGGATGCTGCTTAGGATGCGGTTAAACTTTCCGTCTAGCTCAGGGTCGTACTGGTACACAGCATAGAACACCCGGTTCGCGGCGTCAAGAGGGGAGGTCTTGAGGGGGATGCCGTGTTCCTGTGTCCAGTTGACCCAGCCGAGGATCTCTTTAAATGCTGCCGCTGTCTCGGAGGATCTGTCCGACACCTCCTCGCCTTCCAAGATTTTTTGAACCGCTCTACTAAGAAGTGGCTCAAGTTCAATGCCCTCCTCGTCTGTAGCTACATCTAGTAGCTCGGCAGCGTCTTGTCCGTCTCCCTCTGCTGTGCTTCGCGGGCTAGCTAGATAAGCTCTGTACGCGTCATCTATTTGCCAGGCAGGAATAAACTTTTCAGTTATACAAATCAGCCCGTCTTGCGCGGCTGTTCCGTAGAACAGGTTTGGGACTTGCGTGGCCCTAACGTCTGAGCCAGGAATCCTTTTGGTGATCTCCCTTGTGAACCATTGGTAGAAGTCTTTATCGACGATTGGTTTTTCTAAACCGAAGACCAGACGAAACCTCGGCCAATCTTTCGAAGTACTGGGCGAGTAGTAAGCAAAACTTAAATACTTTGCGCAAAGGTCTAGGTTTAATGCTTCTTCGACAGTTAGTTCTTGTTTCTGTACTTTATTTCCGTCCTTATCCTTATGGTCTGCTTGGTTATCTATGTCGACAATTATTAGACCAGCTTTTATACACCCAGTTCCTTTGCGTGTCCTTTTCCCTTCAACTAAGTGCCACGCGCAGAGCCCATACCCGTCACAAGTATGTTGAGCGATCGTTTGAATATCAGTTACATCTGCAATCCAATTATTATTAAACGCCGTGAAGTTGCCGTTCGCTCCGATCTTGCCAAGTTTCGGGTCTATATACTCCCTGACAACCTCGTTTCGAGAGTAAACAAATTCCATTCGAGGCGACCGGAGACGGACCATTCTGACACGGGCGGTGCGGGCGTCAACACCACGCAAACCTTAAAAAATTACACGTTATTAATCTGTGCGTAAAATGAGTTGAGTGTACTCATCCAGCTTTCTGTATGTTTTTCTACTTCTTTCTCACTAAATGTAAACACTTGTACAGAGTACTCAGGAGAAGGTGTGCTTACTATGATTTGAGTTTTATCTATTTTAACGCCTAGACAAGTCTCTGCCGCTAACTTATAGGCTGCTAGCTGCAGCGTTGTTTTCTTAAGCTTGAACACACCGGAGATCAGCGCTTTTCGCAGATCTTCTGGGAGGTCGGCTTTGGCGTTAGGGAAACGCGAAGAGTATGGCCCTAGGGAAGTTTTGAAGTCTCCTAGGATCGTTTCACCGTTTTTGTCTCTATAAATAATGTCGGGGCATCCTGCGTATCCGATATCTTGACTTTCGTTGTAGTAATGCAGTCTGCCCACACCGTCCTCTCCTACGTATTTTGACCAACTGGGTTGGTTGTAGGGCTTTTCCGACCACAGCACCGTGGCTGAGCCCAGCAACTCATCGAGTTTTTCGGGCATGTCGTTCCAGTACGGAGCGTACGCCGTGGAGGGGTAGACCTTCAGCCCGCGAATGTAGTTCTCTACGGAGTTGTGGATCCAGGATCCTCGTTCCGCCGCTTTTTCTGCAACACCTGGGTTGTTGAGGTTCCAGTGTTGCAGCTTCCTGCGGGTTTCTTCTGTTTGGGTTGCAGACAGAATACTTGTGACGGAAGGAAGCGGGCGGTTTACTCCGTTGCAAACGTAGTGTCTTAAACCGTCGAGTGTTAATCTAGTTTGGGACACTGAACTGTGTCAATTATCAAAAGTATAGCTTACGTACTAAAAAACGCTCGATATACGGATTGGTTCGCCGCCATTCTCTTCGTCACTATCATCCTCCTCGTCCACAAAGAACTCTGATTTTGAGTAGTCGAAAGCCTTCAGATCCTCCTCTAGATTTTCTGACAAACACAAAGCTGCGGAAAAACTCTCCTTTACGATCGTTGCGCACTCATTTGCACTGCGTGCCTCACCCTCCGGAGACACGCTTTCTTGCAGGATCTGATCCGAGACCATAAGCGCACACATCTTTTCTAATGTTTTACTCATATGATCCAGCTGATTTAAGATCTGCTCTTGATAGCGAAGGAATTTGTCGGCTTTACTCTTCATGGGAGGGGAGGCAGTGGGTCCGCAATATCCCAGTTCAACGCATACGTGATCTGAGTACCGTCTGTCCAGTTTTCAGGTTTTTGGAAAACAAACCAGCAGGCGGTAACCGAGTCACGCGTGGAACCGATCGCCCTGAACTTAGGACGCGGGGAGAATACGATCATATTAGAAAGCTTGTTTTTTAATAAAAAACTTTTGCGTTTAGTTACTGGCTCTATGAATGAGAGTCTGTCCAAGACGGCCAAACCACACTGTGCTATCTGTAATCCGTACTCTAGAATATACTCGTTATGGTCTTTGGAGCCGATTGTCGAAGCTATTACCCAATCGTATTTCTTTTGCTTCTCCCCGACCCACCAGATTGGATCGTACAGTTTTTCTTCGTCTGTGTTAGTCGTCACTGAATAATTGTGGCTTTTAAGGTGATCCGTGAGTATGTTTAGAGGGTCGTGCGGGACAAAAATTGATCCTTGTATAAAGGAGTGTTTGACCAGCGCGTGGACGACGCCAGCAGGCAGGTTGTAGAACTCAGCCATGTTAGTTAATTAAGCTTTAAAAGCTTAGCGTCTTACCCAGCGAATCGCTTGTTCCTTTGTTTTCCTTAATGACTCTGCTTATAGCTATGTCCGACTTAGAGTGGATTACTCCTGAACAAGACTTTCTTCATCAAAGAGTCATGTTGGACGCTAAAGAGTTATCTAAAGACCAGCTGCTTTCTGTGTTTGAGGCGATGCACAAGCAGCTGCTTGTAAAATCAAATCTCTTTAATCGTATGCTTCGCTGGTGTGCGTCTACTCCGGCTGGCGTGCCTGATCTTGCAGCTTTACTAAAACCCATAGACGTTGCCCGCCCGTCGTTTGGTGCGGATGGAAGCCAAACCTTTGAGCGTACGCTGTAAGCGTTATCTTCTTAGCTGAGCTTGGAAACGCGACTAAGCTGTGGCCCTCTGGTAGTTCGTCGATTGCTTTCTCCAGGAGTCGGTGTAAAACCATCATGGGTTTCAAGCCTCGACCCTTTCGCTGCGTCCCTACCCTTCGAGCTTGTTTGTTTTCTTTGTGTCTATACCAATCATTCTGAGATCGTTTGTTTTTCGATATAGCTAACCCTACGTTCCAGATATCGGGATCTAGCTTGCTTAGGTATATAGTTACCCACTCTCCATTGACTCTTTGTCGATAAGTTCGTTGTTTCGGGCTGCGGAAGATCATAGACAAAAAAAGAGGAGGTCTTTAACCTCCCCCGTCCCCTTGCTGTCACCTCAAAAGTCTATCCCCAATTCCTTGGCTCGATCCTCATCGACCTCAATTGTCCGGGTTTTCTTCGCGGTTGCCTGAGGCGGCTCGGCGTTGGCAGAGGCCAAACGAGGGATATCCCCCATTCCCGCCAGTGACGGAGCGGATCCCGTAGGCGGATTCGCCTCTACAAAAGCCTTTTTGATCGCCGCGTGGTCAGTGCCGAGTGGCAGTTCCACGAGATTGCTTCCAGGAATGTGGGAGCGAAGCGCCGCCGGGAGCATTTCTCCGCCTTTATCTTTGAGCCACTCGTTTACATCTGCCAGGAGCTTCTTTTCCTCCGGCGTGGTCGCCGGTCGATCCTTAAACTCCAGTGCGTTGTAGTTAATTTTTGCCCCGTCTTGACCCGTGTTTGGGTCCCGCTCACTAAAGCTTTTAGTGACAAACTTAGTACTCGTAATAACGCTGGCGCAGTTAATACGGTTGTTGTATAAGTTTTGGAAGTAGGAGATGAAGTTCTTCTGGCTCGACTTCCCTGAGACGATCGTCGTTGTAACGCACCGGGGAGGCAATAGACGATGTTGAGGAGTTACACCGATATACGCGATGCGGAGAAACTCTTCCCCGTTTCGCATACCTAAGTTGCCGAAGAACGGACTGAAGCCCAAAAGAACGAACTCGATCGGTATACCGTTGTCATTTGAATCCGTGATGGCAGATTCGGAATCAACGTCTGACTTCCAGCGACGGGCTTGAAGGTCGATTCTTAGTGTGTGAGGCGGAACGTTGCAGAGAATTTCGTCTGCTTCAAAGTTTCCAGCGATGTAAACCATAGGAAGTTACCGAGAGAATCAAAGAGAGAAATCAATCGAACCGATAGCGGCGGGAGCTACTTTGCCCTTTTCAGGGTCAGCAGCTTTTTTCGGTGCAGTCCTAGTAGATTTAGGCAGATAAAGCACCTTATCAACAGTGTAGTTCAGGTAGGTTTTGTCGTCCTTAGTAGCGCTGGACACTTTGCCCACAGCGATCGTTGGAGTACCGGGCGGCAAATCTGACAGCTGTTTCGACAGTTCGCCAAATGCGCTTAGCTTAAACCAATTAGTTTCTTTATCTTCGTTTTGCCAAGCGAGCGAGCGATTCGTTACGGTGGTGTCTTCGAGCTCGACCTCATCTGCTTTGGGGCCCAGTCCCCCCGTGGCGATAAACAGATTGATCGCTAAAAGATCCTCGTAATTTGTTTTTGGTGTAACTACGAGCATAGGCTGCATAATTAGCAGTCCTTCTGGCGTCGGCTTAGTGGGACCGATAGCCAAGCAAGTATCGTCAACGTTGAGATCGATTAAGAGCTTGCCGACGTAGTGATCTTTCTGCTGTTTCAGTTGAAGTTTGGTTGGGGACTTTCTGTCCGATGCTGGCAGGGATTCAGCGAGGACATTTACGATTCCGTCTTCAACGGAAGCGCTAGCCGTGATTCTGAGGCCCAGAGTAAAAATGTTCACGGTGGAGTTTCCTGTAAACTGTTGAGCGGTGTACGTTAAAGGCCTTGGCGATCTGCTCAATGCTGACCCCTTGGCTTGCGTAGGCTAGCAGCATCCGTGTATCCCCGCCTGTAAACTTTTCGTTTTTTCTCTCTGTGTAGTTAAAGTGATATGGATTTATACACTGTTTGTTGTTGCATATTAGTTTTAGGCTTGAGTTTTCTCTGGGTATATCCAAGTACCTTAATATTACATTTTTGACGTATAGTCTTTGTTTAAATAAGTAGAGGCACGGGTAACCGTCTGGATCAAACTTACCTTCCCACTCTGCACAGTCTTTGCGATCGTAATTGCTGGTAGCGAGGTTTTTAAATAAGTCTGATAAGACTGTCGGCTCTGTCTGTTCGTAACCCATCGTGTATTTATCTACCTGCAGGGCTTTACATATGTCTTGTGCCTGTGCATTCGCATGCCCGCTGTTTAGGGCTTCGATACTTATGTTTACTCTGTTTCGTCCTTTTAAAAGTTCTAGGGTGTACTGATCTTCCTTCACTTGTTCTCAATATAAAATCGTCTGAGAGTGTGCCCTGGCTCGTAAACACGATCTAGAACCTTTGCCGTCATATTCGCGTCTTCGTACGATCTAAATATTTGAGCTGATTCTTGTTTCTTTGTGTAGGAAACTACTTTGGTTTCGGTGAGGGAGGTTTCGACAAACCCCCCTTTTCGTCTGACAATGACCCACGCCTCTCTGAACCTCAAGTGGGTTAGCTGCGCCATTTCAGCCTCGGTGTAAAATTTAAGTTTTTGCTCTTTTGCGATTTTAGGTTTGCTTGTCTTGTCTTTATTTTGTTTCTTAACAGTAGTTTTTAAGTTGTTTGTCTTTTTGAGTCTCCTCGTTTCGTTTGCAGCCTTAAGAGCACTGGCGAACCCCTCCGTGGTAATCTCCAGCGAATCACCGTCCCAAACAATCCCATGGTAACGGTCGTTTATCTTAAGAACTTGAAGTTCTCTCTCTTTATCTAGTTTGATTTTTGCTAGTTCCACTTAGATACAAAAAATCCACCTGAGTTTACCCCAGATGGATTGAGTTTAGGTGTCTAGCCCTTACCCTGTTATTTTTTCTTTTTCCCTGAGCTCTTGCTAGGTCCACGGTTTTGAGCCGGAGCCTGTCTTGCCGGAGCCTGTCTTGCCGGAGCCTGTCTTGCCGGAGCCTGTCTTGCCGGAGCCTGTCTTGCCGGAGCCTGTCTTGCCGGAGCCTGT